TGACGACCGCAAGCGGATTTATGGCGAGTGTACCGTATCCACTGAGCAGGGCCGCACATGGCTGGAGTACACACGGGGAACAGCATCGAAAATCCTATTGAGTTGTCCGCACTGTCAGGGCTGGGTGTCGCCGGAACGTAATGACTTGGTCGGCTGGCAAGAGGCGGATACCGAGACACAGGCGAAAGAGCAGTCATGTTTCCGCTGCCCGGGATGTCAACGGGGGTGGACTGAGGATCAACGCAAAGCTGCGAATATCAACTCGCGATTGATACACAAAGGCCAGGAATTGACCGAATCAGGTGAGATCGTAGGCAGCGTGCCGGCCGGTTCGACGCTCGGTTTTCGTTGGTCGGCAGTCAATAACCTGCTCATCAAATCGGGCAGCTACGGCGTCGATGAATGGAAGGCGTCTCGCGCCGATGATGAGGACAATGCGGAAAAACAGATGCGTCAATTTGTGTGGTGCTTGCCGTATGTGGCAGACAAGGAGGACGTTGTTAGCCTGTCAATCGACACAATCCAACGGCGGCAACACGATCTGGGGCAGGGTGTCTACCCGGACGGGACACAACACATCACGATCGGGATGGACTCCGGAAAATATCGATCGTGGTACGTTGAAGTTGCGTGGACAGCTGATGGCCGTGCCTATGTCGTCAACTACGGGCAGCTGGACGTGCCGACAAATCAACTCGGACTGGAGTCGGCGTTGCTTGTCACGCTTAACGAGTTTGCCGACCAGTGCTCAAGCAATAGCCGACCGCCTGACGCTGTGTGGTACGATGCATCGTATGAGCCGGAGATTCACTACAGATTTCAGCGGGAGTCAACCGCAGAGATGTTCCAGCCGGTGCAGGGCTACGGTGTTGCTCAGCGATCCGGGACATACAACCACCCGCCAAAACGGACATCACAACACATCTGGCTTGGCGAGCAGATGATGTGTGTCAGAGACATGGTGCGAAACATCAAGCGAGTTGACCTGAATGCGGACTATTGGAAAGAGCAGGCACATAAATCATTGGTAGGACCAGTGGATCGCAAGGGTTCGGCGACACTATTTCAGGCACCAGGGGTTGAGCATCTCATGTTTGCCCGACACATGATGGCGGAAAAAAAGCAACAAGAGTTTATCCCCGAGAAGGGGCTTGTCACGAAGTGGCTCAAGATCAAAAAAGACAATCACTACTTTGATTGCCTGGCCTACGCATTGGCGGCTGGATCTCGGTTCGGCTACTCCACTGTTGCGACTGAGGCTAAGCAGCAAGTGTCATCGGTGCGATTCTCCGACCTGGCACGCAATAAGGGGATTTGATGGCAGAGAGTCAACCGCAGCGACTCCGGTGCCCCAATTGTGGGTGTCCACACCTGCCCGTCAACCGCACCAGCGGGGTACATCGCTATCGAATCTGCCGAAACTGCAATGCCCGTGTTTATACCGGCGAGCGGATCAAGACGTGGCGTCGTGCAAAATAATTCCAGATATGGAACATTTGGCACATAGGGATGCCGATACGCGGTGATTTTCGCCAATATCGCCAACTGGATTGATTATATTTACACAGGAGGAATACGCATGGCACTTGAAGATGATATTGCAACCGCAGCCGCGAAGGGCAAAAAGGTAAAAGCTGGCGATCAAGAGCGTGAATCACACACGCTCAAAGAGATGATTGATGCCGACAAGTACCTTGAGGGCAAAGGCGTAGTAACCGGCAACTCTCGGAAAATCATTATCAATAAAATGCGACCGCCAGGGAGTGTTTAGTGGGTGTCTTTTCTCGAATCGGTAGTATGTTCCGCAGCAGGAAATCGCCACCAGTGGCGGCTGACCCGCGTTACGTCAATCGATACCGAAAGAGCATCTCCGCCCACTATGACGCAGCTCGCACAACTGACGAAAATGAACGCCACTGGGCGAACGCTGACGCATTGTCGCCGAACGCATTGATGTCGCCAGCAATCCGTAATCGTGTGCGAATTCGGGCACGGTACGAGGCACAGCAAAACAACAGTTACGCCAAAGGAATGATTCTCACGTTGGCGAATGATGTTGTTGGCAAAGGCCCACGCCTACAGTTTACAGGCTTGGCTCAGACCACTGCGGTTGAGTTGCAGCAATTGTTTGCTGACTGGGCCACTGAAGTGGACCTCGGACAAAAGCTCCGCACGATGCGGATGGCAAAGTGTATTGACGGCGAGGCATTCGCTCTGTTGACAACCAATCCGAAACTAAAATCTCCAATCAAACTCGATGTGCAATTAATTGAGGCCGACCGGGTTGAGGAGCCATTCCAGTATCTCCGGCGTGAGGAGGACGGCACTGACGCAGTTCGCCGAGATTCCGACGGCAATGTGACTCACTACTACGTGCAATCAACGCATCCCGGTGGCGTCGTCACTGACGGTGCATGGCGTGGCGAGTGGGTTGCAGCTGATAATGTCCTGCATGTTTTCCGGCAAGATCGACCTGAACAATTACGCGGCATCAGCGAGATTGTTACCGCATTGCCGCTATTTGCGATGAGTCGACGATTTACATTGGCAACGTTGGCAGCGGCGGAAACCGCAGCCGATTTTGCGGCAGTGTTGTACACGGATTCCCCTGCTGTTGACCCTGCTCAGCTAGGTCAAGATGAATGGTTTGACGCGATTCCGGTTGAATATCGGGCAATGGTAACACTGCCAAATACATGGAAGATGCAGCAATTCAAAGCGGAGCATCCAACCGCAACATACCAGATGTTTAAGACGGAAATCCTGAACGAGATTGGTCGGTGTATCAATATGCCGTTCAACATCACGGCAGCGAATTCATCGTCGTACAACTATTCATCGGGCCGACTCGACCATCAAACATATTTCAAATCAATTGATGTTGAGCGGGATGAGTGGGAGTGTTCAACTCTTGACAAAATCCTCATGTCATGGCTTACAGAGGCATTTGGCGAGCGGATTATTGATGTTGAGAGCAGTGATGAATTACATCAATGGTCGTGGTCATGGCACTGGGATAATCGTGAGGATGTTGACGAGTCTAAAACAGCGAAGGCACAGGAAACGAAACTCGGAAACGGTACAACAAACCGCGTAATTGAGTTGCAAAAAGCCAATATTAACATCGACAACCACGACAAAGACGCAGCTATGTATTACGGGATGACGGTGCCCGAATACCGAAAGCGGCTCGCAGACAAACACCTTCCAGCAGCACCCCAGCAAGGCAATAGCAATGGCGAACAGAGCACGCCGGAAACGGCGGAAGATAGCACAAGCGACGAAGAAACAAGTGATTCAGGCGTCGAAGCTACCAGACAACTTCCAGATTGGGACAGAGGCGGGGCTTACGCTGCAAGCGGCAGCGGATGGTGATGAAAAGAAACTCCGCAAGTTTTCCATGAAGGCGTATAACGGCGGGCCGATGAACCTCGGCGGGTTTTACTATCCGGTTGTGGTGGATTTGTCGGGCGTCAAAGTTACAGCCAAGAGTCGACCGATTTTGCGCGACCATGATACATCACAAATTATCGGACACACGGACAACATCGAGATTTCAGCTGGTGGGATTAAGGTCTCTGGTGTGATCTCGGCAGTCAATGAATATGCACGCGAGGTTGTTGAGTCTGCTGATAATGGTTTTCCGTGGCAGGCTTCAATCGGTGCGATGTCAGACAAAATCAAATTCATTGAGGCGGGCGAAAAGGTCCAAATCAATGGCAAGTCATTCACGGGGCCGGTCTATGTTGCCCGGTCATCACGTTTGGGTGAGGTTTCCTTTGTCGCGATGGGGGCTGACGACACAACATCAGCCCGCATGACGGCACAATCTACAGGAGTTGAGCAAATGGAATTTGAAGCCTGGCTGACAGCCAAAGGGTTCGAAATGGCCGAACTGACGGAGGCTGTGAAAGCCAGTCTTCGAGCCATGTATGAGTCTGAGCAATCCGATGACACCGATGATAGCGAGTCCACAGCAGTGCAGGCGACTCGCCAGCTGGGTTCAGATGGTGCAAGCACAGACGGGACTATCGAGGCGATGCGTGACCGCAATCGCAAGATGCTCGCAGAGGATTCCCGGCATGCTCACGGCGTGCGGAAGTTGTGTGCGAAATACAGCGACGTCCACACAATGAAAGTGAATGGCGTTGATGAGCCAATCGAGGCTCACGCGATTGAATCTGGCATGGACTTGCGAGACCTTGAATTGTATTTGATCCGTGCATCACGGCCTAAAGCACCAGCCGCTGGGCGATTTGAGCCGGAAGCTGACGGGCAGGCCATTGAGGCAGCTTTGCTGTGCAGTCATGGCCTATCAGAAAAGCAGGTCGGTGAGTGGTACAGTGAGGACGTGATGAATGCTGCAATTTCAAAGCAGTATCGCCAGTACACGTTACACGCATTGATGGGCAGCGTGATTCGGGCCGCTGGCCAGCATTACAGTGGATCGTTCAAATCGAATGATTTTATTCGTGCAACTTACAGTGCCGAACGCCAACTGCGTGCCAGCGGGTTCACCACACTGACCGTAACTAACATCCTTGAAAACGTAGCAAACAAATCGCTGATTGCCGCGTATCAAGCACAAGAGGTGACTTGGTCAAGCATTTGCCGCACGGCAAACATGTCCGACTTCAAAGTCAACTCCCGCTACCGGCTGGATACGACCGGAGCCTTCCGCAAGGTGGGTGCTGATGGCGAATTGAAGCACGTCGGTCTAAGTGATGCGAAATACACCAATCAGCTTGACACCTACGGGGCCATCATCAGTTTGACCCGGCAGGATCAAATCAACGATGACTTGGATGCATTTTTGCAGATTCCATCTTCAATGGGGCGACTGGCTGCGGTGCGAGTCGAGGAAGCCGTCTATGCGTTGCTGTTGAGCAATCCCAGCAGTTTCTTTGCGGATGGCAACAACAACTACATTAGCGGTGCTGCGACGGCGTTGTCTGTCACATCACTGACAACTGCGAAGACGTCATTCCGAGCC